TGACCGGGCAAATCGTTTACCATACCGGTCGCACGCCACCACGGATAATGAACAGACTATGCAAGATAGCGTCAACCAGCCCGGATTTTTATTCCACGACTACTAACATCAACCAATAATTAACTGATTTTAATGTGCATATAGAAACATAGTAGTTGATAATGTACTAACTTATGTACTCATTTTTCTATTCAGTCGCGCGGTACCACGATTGCCAACGGTAAATGTTCGTACGCAGCTCGCGCACGCATTCGGCCGTCTGCGTATCCGCCTGCAGATCGGTGTCGCTGTCAGCGCCGGCGTCACTTATCCTGCACGGCGGGTTCATCAAATCCGGGGATGGTGTTGGCCGCGTCGATTGCTCGCTGGCGCAGCTGCACAGCAGCAGGATCAAACTTGCACACAGTATGATTCGGGTCGTTGACATATTTCACCACATCACGATAAACGGTACGGTAAACCACTTTGGCTTCAGCGTTCGCCGTTGCCGCCTTCTGCTCACCAGCTGCTACGGCTTTTCCCTGCTTTTTGCTCTTCTTTTCAGCCTGGCTGTTTACGTGCTCAGAATGCGCGTACCAGCCCTTCAGATATCCCGCCCAGAAAATGCCGGCGCACACCGCCAGCACGCCACCCACAATCAACAGTTTCGTTTTTCCGTTCATTCGTACAGCCCCCAGCACGTCAGCGCGCTTTCCTGATCCCGGCGGTCAACCTGCCCGTAACAGCCGTTCTTCTGCCCTTTCGTTAACCGGCAATCCCGGCCGCCGTCGAATACCCACCGGCGGATCTCGGCGCAGGCACCTTTACGGTCGCCGGCATTCAGCTTGCGGTAGAACGTTGAGGGGAAGCACTTACCGGGGCCGATGTTGTACGGGCAGAAACTGGCAATGCCGACTTTCTGCGGAGGTGTCAGCGGCACGTGCACGTTCTTTTCAACCCACGCCAGCGCCTTGTCGCGCTCGATAGCGTTTACCTGATCGCATTTGGCCTGCGTCAGCCGCATCCCCTGAATTACAGGCTTACCGTCCACACGCGTGGCGCCGCGACAAATGGTCCAGATGCCAGAACCGTCTTTATAGGCGGTGAGGCTGCTCCCCTCTTTTTCAGTCAGAAACTGATCCATTAACACCGGCGCTGATGAACCAGCTGCGATGAGCGCCAGCATAGCGGCGCTGAGCTTAGCTTTGTTGCTCATAGCCGCGCGCCTTCCGCCGGTCGTCTTTGATTTTGAAATAAAGGTTGGTGAAATAGGTCAGCAACCCGAAAACGATACTGGCAAGAACGCCGATCGCCGCCCACTGGCTGGGGCTGACTTTATCGAGGAGCTGGAGCAGCCAGTAACCACCGCTGCCAATAGAAGTGACGTAGGAGGCCCCCGCCGCTACGTCTGAAAGGTTGTTCATTCGCATGCCTTACCCCCGCGGGGTTCACTGTGTAGTGATGCGAGAGTAAGGCGTTGTGCAGGTCGGAATCCTGACTAATCCAGTTTAATGAATAAATGAATAAGGGTTACCTATAGTGTATTGAGCATTTGCACCGATCGGGGTATCAAACAGCCAAACCTCACTTAGCCCATCTTTGGTAATAGAAGCGTTAGGCCCGCTATGGCGGCAACCAAAGAGGTAAACTTTAGCTTTACCCGTTGTATCCGAGCCCTGACCAGCTGTAAAACACGCACCGCCGATAAAGTCGTCTCTGCTGCTATCGTGCGCATAACAATCGAAATTCGCAGTCACAGTACCATCATGTACATCATGGACAACACGCCCGAAAGTACCGTAATACTCCCCACCAATACGGACCCCTACAGAACCATCGTGAGCAGTAGAACCGTTATTATTTGGTAAGTTATCAAAGCCACTCCAGCGACCAATACAATCAATTTCGATAAACCACGGCTTTATCCCAAGACCATTCTGATCGGCATGATAGTTAAATGCATCCTGCATTCCGTATTGAGCAATGCAACTCTGCATAATGCAGTTAACACCAAGAGAATTAAATGCGTTACTAGTTACAGACAAATCAAATATGCAATTTTTTGCATATAAGTATCCTTTTTTACCTGCTGTTTGAACCTCAGCCTGAAAACCTCTAAAGCTGTCCTTAAAGTGAATATTTTCAATATAAACTTTGCTATTATCCTGAATCCTTCCATTGGTCATTTGAAGAACAAGTCGTGAATTAGAATCAGGCGCTCGCCCGTCAAAAAGATGAATATACAGCGTATTCCCTGTTTTATACGATGAGCCAGGTGTTGAAATGCAGTCGGCAAGGCTGGCTGCGGAAGTTAGCACCATCGCATGCCCATAGCTATCAAGATTGGCATAGTCAACAACGTTTAGAACGAGATTACCTGTGTACTGGTATACGCCAGCGCTTCCCTGTGCCGTCCACATTGCAGCCGGTTCAACAGTGCTCAGAATTGGCGTTCCATCGTATCCGATGAAATCGAGCTCGCGGTCAACTACGCTAACATTCCATGTAAAATCACGGGTATATTCCATCCCGCCTTTTATCATTATTGTCCTGGCTGCCGGGGTTTTCTCAATGGCATATTTTATACGCTGGAATGGTTTAGTCTGCGTGCCGTCCCCGGTCGTATCACTACCGTTAGTGCAGTCCACATAATATGTTGTCCCGCTGGATGCCTTCTTCACAGCCACATCATAATCAGTCCAATATCTCAGCGTGCCATCAGAACGAAGTGCGCAGTAAATCGGGATCTGCTCTTCTATCTTGCGAAGTTCTCCCGGAACCCACGGAATGGAGGCCGGGCACCCAGCAATACCAAATGCGCTTTTATTCCCTGCGCCAATTAATTCAATCAAAGAACCAGATTTAACATGCGCAATTGTGATTGCTCCATCGAATGGATAGCGATCACGAGGTTCGTATGTCCCATCAGATTTCACAACAATGCAAATTGTTGACAATGCTGTGGTGATATTTTGCTCAGCACCCAGAACACCAATACCGTTAAACGAATAAAGCCCACCGGTAAATTTTATTGTGGACGAACCGGCTACCGGCTGCCATTGCGGCATAATAACCACACCGTTTACCGAACGATATATACGGTCCAGTGCGGTATAAACACTGCTATCCCGGTACCCGACATGTGTAGCCCCATCAGGTCGAGCTAGATCGGCTCGCAGGGTCCCTTCAATGGCCCCACCGGCCAAAGCTTCAACCCATTTAGCTGTAGCGGCATCTGTACCGTAAACAGGATCTAACAAATTCTCGATTCGGTATCCCTGTGCGTTATAGGGGCCACCTGACAAAGGTCGCGTGATTGCCAGACCGAGATCGATAAACGCACGCTGTATCGCCATCCAGATACGGTCGAAATCTTTATTCACGGTATCCGCCAGCAGATCGCCGTTGTCCTGGTAATCGGTAAGGCGGTATGTCGGTACCACTCGTTCAAGCATGACCACTGCGCCGTTAGCAGGCGGCGTTAGAAAGGTAATATCGCCGCCATCTTTGTTGCCTACGCCTGAGACGGTGTAACCGCTGGCAACGACAGAACCGTTAATACTCACCTCTAAATCGCTGGCACTGATGATATAGAACTGGTAAGTAAAAACGGTTGTCAGGCCATTGGCGGTATAGATGTTATAAGGTATTTGGTTAGGTACCGACATAGGGGGGCTCCGGCGGCTAGTAGTCCACGGCGACCGAAATGTCGCCATCGTATGGCTGCCAATGCTCCCTCGCCTGCGCGGTCGGAATCCCGACTAATTTCCCAATACGCACAGGTGTAGCGCTGATCGCACCGGATCCCGAATCTATAAAATCATCAGGCTGGTTTGTCAGTGCCGGGTTAAAATCACGCATCTGGTCATACATCGGGCCATCGAGCACGTCGGTATGTGCCCACAGGAACCGGGACGACAGCGGCGCTTCGAAGGCGTCGAGGATGCGCTTTTGTTTGTTGGTGACGCTGAACTCTTCACGCACGCCGCAGCCGGTACCCTTCAGCGCCTGAATAAGCAACTTCCCGGCAAAACTACCGGGGCCGTTTACCTCTACGCAGACCAAAGGGATCTGATACTTCAGCACCAGCTCTTTAATCTGCATCACCTGACCGCCGGTGATTTTGTCGTTGTCGTCAAACTCTGCCAGCTCGCCGGTTAATCCCTGGCAAACATGCCAGTAAAGATGCCCGCGGGCATCGGTGAAAATAAGGGAAAATGCCGAGGCGTCGGCCTTAACTTTGCCGGTTGCCACATCCCACCAGGCAACAGCGCCGACGATTTGCGTCTGGCCCAGCCACATCGAGCAGGAACGGTTCGCGTAGCGAATTTCAGGCTGGACGTTGTACTCGCGGATACGTTCGGGGTCGAGACGAACATCACCAACCGGCTTACTATGCAACTGGTACTGGCTATCCCATTCGTTAATGGTGCGCGTTTCCCTGCGGCGCTTTTCCATTTCTTCGCGGGTAAAACGCTCCGGCCATTCGCAGCCAGCATAAAAGTCGATAAGTGCATCAGGAGCCGCGGCGAACGCTACACCGGTATCAGTGAGCTGATAATCAACGCCCTCGACAAGTAGCCGAGCTGCTTTATGAATGCCAACGAAAACATAATCTGGCCGGAACGGAATTTCGTAGCGCAGCTGCGTGGCGTCTTTCGCCTCGATGCGGTGTTCATCGCGGAATAACTTAATGGTCAGACAGTCGGCGCCTTCGGCCTCTTTCTCGTCATACAGACTATCGTGGGTATGCGGTGTACCAATAAACAGTTTGCGGCCACCGGGGATCAGGATGTGGGTTTGCTCGCCGAGCCGGTACCGGAGCTTTTCGCGCGCTTCTGGCGTCTGAATGTTGCGCGGTACTTCTACGTCATCGTTCTGGCATTCATTGGCGCGTGCGGAGGTGACGTTAGATAGAATGCCTTTGGCGTACATACTGCCGTTACGCAAATCGAGTGCGCCATTTACCCACCATTGCTCGACGGTACCCTGCCCGTCTGGCAGCATGCCTTTAGTCAGCGGGTGATTGCGCAGTACGTTCTGGGTATCGCGGCTGGTTTTATACGCTGTGCCGTCGGATTCAGACTGATGCAGAATCCGGTATTGCCTGTCCTGATAATATCGCCAAGCGTTATACACCGCGAGGATAGTAGATTTACCAAAGCCACGAAAACAGCGAAGCACCGCGAGATCTCCGCGATGCTCCAGCCAGTGGCAGGCGCGATAGTGGCAGTCGGGAACATCCCAGTTCATCCGCTCCGCCCACATCAGGAAGAACGCGAGGAACGATATCATTTCTTACCTTTCTGCAAACGCTCGATAATGGCGGCCGCTTCGCGTTCGGCTTTCGATACCTGCTGGCCCAGCTCGAATGCTTCATCATCCCGCCCCGGATTGTCAGAAGGTGTTCCGCCACGCGTCTGCATACCGATAAGCGAATGTACTTTGATTAGTAGCGTCAGCGATGCCGCCGCGTTCTTCTTATCCCAGTAGCGATCGCCGCGCTCGTCCTTCGTCAACTCACTCACTTTCTTATCAGCACCGGGCCAGTTAGCCGGGTCGGCCTCCTGCAGCACCACATCGGTTAATTTATCGGTCAGCGCGGTAAGGCGAGTTTTGTAATCTGAATGCATAAAAAAGCCCCGTGGTTATCCATAGGGCTATGATGTATGCTTTTCGAGGTCGGAATCCTGACTAATTTAATACTGGCGATGGCAGAGGCTTTTAGTTAAAAATGGCCTTATCCACAGCGACTAATATTAAGGTATCAAAATGCATAAAAAGATATTCCTATCGCTAGCTGTATTAGTTTCTCCAATGGTTTTGGCAGCTAATGTATGTACAACAAATGTGACTGGTTTTGATGTTTGTGAAAAAGCAAAAGAAATCGCCAGCCAAGTTAAACCGCACTTGCCGATGACACTATCCGAGAACGTCAGCATGTACGATATTAACGCGGAGAAAAATAAGCTAGTTGCTAATGTTAAATTAGGTGTAGCTGAAGAAGATGTGCTAGCGGCAGCAAAACAGAACCACTTAACGCCTGGGGTAGTAAAAACCAGATTAGCTGACACGGCTAAAAATGGTGTTTGTACAGGGAAAAACCCTATCGGTGCATTTATTCGATTAGGGGGTGAGATGCAATATATTTACACCTACCCCTCTGGAGAAACTTACACAACAGTAGACATTACTTCATGCGAATAAACGTTAACGCATGCCGGGGTCTACCTGGTTAATCAGCGGCGCAATCCAAAACAGATTATTACCTGGTAATAGCGTACGCACGCTATGCAGCACACGGTCGCCTGCGTCTCCATTCAGCACGCCGGCGGTCACATCGGTTACAGTATCCAGCAGGCCGAAGGTTGGCCCCAGTGCAGAGCCGATAAAGCCGCGGCTGGCATAACGGGATTGCGTACCGGTGCCGAGCAACGGGCCAAGCCCTATCATACCGCCGGATGCTTTTTCCGCCATGTTGTTGTATTCCATCAGCGGGCCAAGGATACCCGAACGGTCGATACCCTCGAGTACCATCTTCTGCGGCGTCAAATCCACTTCCCGACCGTTAGCCGCCTGCTTAAGCGCATAGGTCAAAGAGCCCAGACCAATCTGGAAGGCGGTGCCGTAATAGAACTGCGCGGTACCTTCCTGCAGGCCGCCGAGGGTCGCGCGGTTATAGGATGCCGTGGCAAAAGACTTAAACTGGAATACGGTTTTCCCCAGCGGGGTACTGGCCCACAGCGGCGTATCACCAATCCCCGGCGTGATAACGGTATTGTTTACATCCTTCAGCACAGCAGATTGCAGCAGGCCAGCGGCGTACTGGTCATCCCATTTTTCGAAATTGCCGATATGCCAGCCCTGAATAACTTCGCCGTGCTTCTGAAATTCTCGCTGGATGCGTTCGGCCATCTTCTCGTTGATGCCGAGTTTTGCCAGGCGCTTCGCAGGGAACGCGCCGGACAGAATACCGTCGGACGTGATCATGCCATTCACCGATTTGTTCATATCGTTAAAGTGGCCCATCATGGTCAGCTTGCCGAACACATCGGTAATACGTTCCATGCCAGCTTCTGCAGCTGTCGTACGAGAAGAGCTATCGACCAGATCCCCCATCGTACGCGCGCGGGTATGCAGTATGGTTTCCAGCCCAACGGCCATTTTCTTCTGCTCCGCCCGGCTGGCGAGATATGCCGGTGATCGAGTGATCAGTGCGCCATATCCGCGCATGGTATTGCTGAAGCCGTTAACCATCATGCCGCGCGCCAGATCCGGAATAGCGGATACCGTCATGCCGCCGAGTTTCGTTACAAAGTTGGCGCTACGCAGGAAAGCACCAGCACGAACGAAAAATGATGATGGGTCATCTGGCATACCGTAGGTACCAACGAGGCGATCTCGAAGAGCCAGAATATCGCGCAGGTCGGCTTCCCGCGCCTTCGCCAGCTTTTCCTGTTCTGCCGGGCGTAAACGCATCAGCGCGTCGTATTCGTCCTGGATGGCGGCGAGCTGCGAATCCATCGACTTGTTGCCAAAGGTACGAGTTAATTCGATTTCTGCTGAGGCTTCGCGGATATGACGCTGCAGGACGTAGTTAGCGTCGCTCTCCAGATAATCTTTCATCAGGCGATCGGGAACGCTCAGTGTACGCGATTTGGTGCTGCCCGGCGCTTTCACCATAAAGACGTTGGCAAACTCCTGCGGAATTTTAGCCCCTACAATACGGTTTATCGTGGTATCAGCGGCGATTTCAGCATCTTCGCGAGACATAGTTTTCTCACCGCGTGACCACCAGTCAACCAGCATATTGCGGAATTTATCGCGCTCGCTAACGATTTTCCCTACCTTGTACACGCGCGGGAAATAGCTGGTCTGTCCCATCGCTTTCAGTTCGGCATCCGGTGGAAGTAAGCCCAGTTCCTGCTGTGCCGTCTTCACGCGATTGATGACCGTGCGCAATGCCTGCGCCGCTTCCTGCACTTTCGCATTAACGTGCACGTCGCCGTTGCGTAGCGCCTCGCCAACCTGTTCACGGAAAGCCGTATAACCCAGATCGCCCCCCTCGGCCTTATACTGAGTGTATGCCTGCTTGTTCGCGGTAACGACGGCCGCCTCTTCACGACGCCAGCCACGTACGCGCGTCTCAGCTGCTACCGGCGTTTCAATACCGCGCAGGTTGCCTTCCAGCGTGAAGTTATTCTCTGCCAGTTCCAGCGCTGTCCGGCGCGCTTCTTTTGATGGGGATTCCATCAGGCGGGTGATCGGCGTCAGATAGCTACCGGCTTTTTTAGCCAGCTTGCCGAGTGGGCCGCCAGACACTGGCGTGAGATCTTCCAGTGTCGCTTCGCGAATGCGCATAGCACCGACGCTGCCACCGTTCGGTAAAGTATCCGCCAGGGCATCGGCTGCGTTGTTAATCGTTGGCAAGGCGTTCATATTATCGAGCGCCTCCGCCACTTCACGGGTGGCAGCATTTCTTACCGAAGGGGTGATCATCGCGCCAGCGGTAGCAAATACACCACTGAGAAGTGCGCCAGCTGTGATGTGGGCGGCGCTCTCCCTTGCCGTTCTTGTATACTGCTCGTTATTGAGCGCGACCTCGCTGAGCGCGGTACCGGCGGCACCAATAGCAACCTGAGAACCAATACGCGCAGCCAGGCTTCCCTGCGCACCGGGGATAAACATCGATGCGACTGTGACGGGGTCGATAACCCCGGCGGCTATACTGGCTAAAGTTCCTTCAGCACCTGCTTCAGACAGCACCCGGCGGTCTTCGTTTTCATCGTCTATCTGGTTTTTAATCCAGGCGGTTTCCTCTGGGGATTTTGAATCCGCAAAGGCGGATCCCCATTGTTCGTAACCCTTTATTTCGTTTTTATCAGAATAAGGGTTATACCCCTCCGCTGGCTCGAATTGTTTAGCCGGGCGGAACATCCCGGCGAGCAGGTTATTCTGACGAAAAGCGGCATCCCATACAGACGGTTGTTGCTGCTGTGGCTCTGGGTTAGTTCCTTCAGGCAGAGATACATCAAAACCAGTTGGAGCCTGAAGGGCATTATCCATTATGCTCGGCGGTACATCAGATTGCGGATAGATAGGCATTATTAATTGCTCCATGAAAAGTAGTTTTTAACCCGGTTCATACGCTCATCATGCAAGCGCTGATACTGTTCATCGAGCGCACGATGTTTTTCCTTAAAGCCCCGAATATCTTTCCCGCGTGATATTTCCTCTTCGCCTTGCCGCTCCCGCTCCCGCTGCATTTTTTTATATGGTTCCCAGTCTTCCAATGACGGTTTCCAACGCATGAGGCGACCAAATTTATCGTAATATGGCTGTACGCTCTCGTTACCATCTTTATCTTTCATGCGTACCATAATGGCGTAATCACCGTTACGCGTGGTTAAAACGTCAGGGGTAATTTCCAGTTCACCACCGATTCGGGATTCAGGTGTATTTGATGTAATAACAGGGGCTGAACCTGATGTAATTCCTAGTTGGGTAGGACTGGTTTCAATTTTTTCTCCACGTTCGCCATAAGTCAGACGCTCTTTTTCTTCTTTCCACTGCGCAGCCTGCCAACCAGACGGCCCGTAGTTATAAAGCGCTTCAGGCGCGTATTTCATAAACTGGGTGCTGCCATTTACATCGCTTAGACTCCAGGTACGGGCGATCTGGGTATTGGTCATCTTTTTGGCAACATCGGCATTACCACCCGAGTTGCGATAATTGATGTCATAAAGCGACTGGTAGTCGTTACGGAAATTGACGGCGTTAAGATTCTGGTCATCTGCGGCGGGGCCGCCAAAGCTGTACCATGGTTTCATGCTGCTGACTGCGGAATCCATCGCGCTGGCACGCTCTTTTTTGTATTCCTTCGTGCTCTGCGTAGAAGACAATTGCGATTTCAGGGCGTCATTCTGGTTATAGGTCACGTTCTGCGCCTGTTTCACCGCTTCGTCTGACGCCATACCGGAATCGGTAAGTTGCTTAACAGTCAGATAGAAGCTCTGCATATCCTTTGGCATATCGCCCACTGAGGCAGGATCAGTATCGTACAAAGCGTTAAATAAGGTCGAGCCCTGCTTAACCACGTCGGGGCTACTGGAGCGGGCGATCGCATTCAGTTGGGAAGTAACTTGCGATGGGATAATGCCCGTCTGGTTAACCTGCTGCACGATAGCGTCGTGAGTGGTGGCGTCGTTAATGCGGAAGTTAAGCGCCGATGGCGTATTGTCCGCCGCCTTCTGCATGGATTTGTTGCTCGGGTCGAGTTTCTCGCCGAAGATCAGCGCGTCGTTAAAACGGGCGGAATCACGCTGCGCCTGAATATTGGCGTTGCTCTTCTGCACCAGCGCACTAAGTTTGCCATACGCATCGAGTTTCAATGCGTAATCCGGGTCGTTTGCCTGCGGCTTCACTTTCGCCAGTTCGGCCTGCTGTTCCGCCGGGGGGACGTACTGGATAGCCTGGAAGGTTCTGGCGGTATCGATCGCGATATCCAGTTGCTTGACTGCTGTTTGCCCCTGCTCACCGTACGCAAACAAAATGGTGGAGGCGTTAGGCATAGCATCTGGCACCTCGCCGTTGTACAGCTGCGCCATCGTATTATTGAGAATCGGGTCAATCTGCTGGCGCAGTGCCGTACGCTGCTGGCGGATCTGCGATTCGGCGATATTGTCGATTTTGTTTACTGCTACCGGGTCGAGACCAGTTTTATTTTTGTTGTAGCGGGACAGCCAACCACGCGTTTCGGCTGGCAGCTGCTTAACGAAATCCGCCATTGAGATTTCGCCTTTGCGCGGGTCGCCAACTTTAGCGATCAGCTTATCGACGTTACCCATACCCCAGTTATATGCAGCACCGGCCAGCGTTTCAGACTGATATTTTTTACTGAGCTGCCCCGCATAATCGCGCGCCAGCTGCGCATGCTGCACAGGATCGTCCGGGTTGTACTCCACGCCACGTTTAGCCGCCAGTTCTTTCCCGGTGTCCGGCATCAACTGGAATTCACCCTGCGCGCCCGCGGGTGATGTAACAAGGCTACCGTCTACATTGCGGTGTTTACCACCAGATTCCACCAGGCCAACGGCGCGCATATCAAGTTCGCCGGTGCTGCTGTTGACCAGCGTAAAATCGCCATTAAGCCAGCCGGTGGGATTGGTTACCGCGTAGTTCTGCGCGCGCTGCTCCAGCGCTTTTTGATTCGCTTCTGATACCGCCGCATCGATACGTTCCTGCGGCCAGCCGCGCGCCTGGCCATACATCTCGATCGAATGCTTGCGGGCTCCGCGTATTAACTCTGCCTGCATCGGGTTATCGTAGGCGCTGGCCTCCTGCTCGACTGAAGAGGTCACCGTCGCGTTAAGCTGCTGGCGCTGGGCTTCCTCAGTCTGCGCACGCTCAAAACCGCTATAGGTGCTTGTCCGGCGGACCTGCCCCGCTTTCCACTGCGCATCAAAATAGTTTAACTGGCTGGGCGGCACGCGCTTCCGGGCTTCCTCGTAATCGCCAGCGTCGGCCTTATCCATATCAGTGACCACGCCGGACGATTTAAAGCCCTGACGCGTGACCGTAGCGCCCGTCTCCGGGTTTTCCCAGCGGTCATTAGATTTAGCTTCCAGATCGGTCAGAATAGCCTGCGTGGCCGCTACGTCGGCTTTGTCCTGATCACGCTGTACCTGTTCTGCCACTTGCCCCACAGCGGCACCAAAACCGGATACCGCGTTCCCCACAGAGCCCACATTGCTAACCGCAACGCGAGTCTGCTGAGCCTGCGGCGTCACATTGCCAAAATTTCCCGTTGGAATTCTCACGTTTATTACTCCGCATATAATCCATATTTGCCAGTTTTAGCCTTTTGCCAGCCGCTGTACGCCGTCCCGCCAGCGCTTAAAAGCGAACTGCCGGCGCTGATGTTTCCAGCCGTCGCCGCATTCCCGCCACTGATGCGGTCGGCCTGTGCCTGCGCCTGCAGACGGTTAGACGAATTCACGCCGTTAAGGATCGTCTGGTAGGCGTCCTGCTCTGCGTCTTCGGCAATGCCCGAGGTAATGCGCAGCGCTGTACCTTCGCCAGTCTCGACGCCGGAAGCTGCCATTGCCGCGTTAGCCGCAGCTGCCTGCCGCGCGCCGGCTTTGCGGATACGTTCGGCTTCCACGCGGGCCGCCTTCTTCGACGCCTCGGCGTCGGCCTCCGCCTGCGCAGCCTGGTAATTTGACATTTTTTTCTGCTGCTGCCCGCTGTACACCGCCCCGCCGGCAGCAAGGACGGATGCACCAATCGCGGCGATTTCTACGCCAGTGCACATCGTTAAACCTCCATCGAATAAAGCAGGCCTGTTTGCTGCAGGCCGAGACGGGAATACAACTGGCCGGTGCGTTCTGCGTGCACGCCAGTGGTGATCCCCATGTTGATAACGGCGGCGCCGTGCTCTTTTGACCAGTCAATAAACGCGCGTGCCAGTCGCGGGCCGGCGCTGCCGCCGCGATGCTCTGGCGCGACAAATAAGCCGTATTCGAAGGCCATCAACTGGCGGGAAAAAAACTGCTCGGCAATACCGCCGCCAAGCCAGCCGATAACCTGCCCGTCTTTTTCGGCGACCAGTACGCAACCAGACGGCAAATAAATCAGGCTTTGCGCCAGTTCTGCGCATTTATCCGCATCAAACGGCGAGTTTTGCGAGTAACGGGACTCGAGATACATCCGGGTTCCCAGCTCGATAAGCGCCGGGATATCCCCGGCTGTGGCGTTACGAATCATCATTAGCCCCCGTTGCTGGTAAATACGATGACAATGGCGAGAAGGTGGAACGGCAGCGGCTGGCGCTGCTGAATAGTCAGCGTGTCTTCTCCGCGCTCCCAGCCTAGTTTTCCCCAGTAGTGATCGCCGGTGAACAACGGCGCCGGCTGGTTGAGGATTTTTGGCCCAAACGTGCGGAACGGGATCACCTGGCCGTTGCACTCGGCGCCAGTGGTTTCGAGGAAACGCATAGTGACTTCACTTGTGCGCTTGCGGGTGTTCTGCGTGGTGCCTTCAGACGTAGCGACTTCAGGCGTCAGCGTGGTAATAGTCGTTTCAAAATGCAGGCCGATTTCGACTTTGTAGGCTTTGCGCGATAACGTGATTTGGCCGGATGATACGACTGCCTGCGGCATCACAGAGCCGTCTGCAACAATATCGACGGTCTCGCCTTCGAGGTGCGACAGTCCGCCCCATGTCGTTGCGCCGGCGTCGCTGGAGCCAGTCACAGCTGCATCGGTGTACAGGGCGTTACTGAACATTTCGACATAGCGAACGGTCTGGCCGTTGACCGTACGGCGCACAATGGCGTACACCACATCGTCAGTCGCTGAGGGAATAGTCGCTACAGATTCAAACGCACCACTGGTGATCTGCCGTGACCACGCGACAACGTTCTGCGCCCGGTCGATAGCCATCGTCACCATTACGCCATCATTGCGAACCAGCCAGGTAAACGCATCAGGTTGCTGCTGATACGCCATATCGATCACGCCGCCTTCTGTGATGTGTTCCGCCAGTACGGTCATATCGTTGGCCGAGTAGGCTACATAGCTGTCGGGGTCATAGGCGACAGCGTAGAGCTTACGGCCAGAACGCTGGACGAACATAATTTCGGTACCGACGCGCACCGGACGGATCCCATTGCATCCGTACGGACTGGGATTTTTTACCGAAATATTGGTGGGCGTAATCGCCGCATCGTTGCCGGCGGTAATGGTAAACTCGCCGCCGTACGTCAGCGCAATTAGCGTATTCATCTGCGCGAGGTGAACAATCGGGTTAAGCTGGTCAGAAGAGAGCGTAAAGCTGATCGCGTCGTCGTCGTCGGTTCCCAGCTCGAAAGAGAGGTATACTCCCGATTCGCTCCACCAGATAGTTTGCGGATACTGCGGCGAACCGGCCAGAACCAGCCGCTGCTGGTAAAGCGTTACCGCACCCGGGTATCCAAATTCATCAGTCCAGACGGAATCCTCGCGAGTCCAGGCGCCCGGCGATGCCGCCTGCGTTGCGCTTAAATCGGTGCGAATGGTACCGACAGCAACCTGTGCACTGGTTACGCTCTTGATCAGCACCAGACCGCTGTTAATCCTGACGTACGAGCCCACATCTTCAGGCACCCAGCCATCACCGGTGAGCGTTCCGTCTCCGCTCTCTGGCGGTTCATCATCGCTCAGTGTCAGCGTGATTTCCGAGCCGACGAATTCTTTCACCGATGGCTTGCACCACTTTTGCGGTGTGTCGCGTACTTCGTCGAAGGGTTCAACGATAAACGGCGCCGGTTCCAGCACCCAATCGGTTTGCCCCCGTCGCTGCAGGCGGTACGGTTTAACGGCCTGATGCACCAGAAACATGGTATCGGCGCCCTGAACGTAATTTACCGATGGCAGCATGTCAGAGGTGTACGGGCTGGCGATTTCGTACGGCGTGTTATCGTCGTTCACCAGCTGCTTACCATCCTGGTAAATTCGCAGATAGCCGTCACCAAACTCCAGAATGTAAGCCTGTGTGCGGTTGAAGACGTACGGAATGAGGCGAGATTTTTTATCGCCGTACTTTGTGGCCGCTACGAACTGCGAGCCGGGACGGCGCATTACCCCGCCCTGCACCACGACCACACTATTTTCCAGCGTCTTCGCGCCATTCGCATAGCGATCGATATCAACGCGCCCCATAAGACGCGGGGAAATCTCGCCAGCGGTAAAGTTGGTTTTAATCAGATTGGCGCGCATGTCAGAACCTCGATTCGTACGTTGGATAGCCGCCAAGCTCTTCCGGCGGGTCTTCCTGACCATCCACCGCCTTCGCCTGCTTCAGCAGTACCAGCGATTCCTGGGCAAGACTGTCGCGCAGACTGGTAGAGCCGGTGACGGCATAGGCCAGCTTTGCCTGCATCATCATTTCTGCCACATCAACGAGCGCGGAATCCCAGGTGGATTCGTCTTCGTTGCGGAACACATAACGCAGCTTCAGTACCTGCACGTTCGCCAGTAGCCGGTTGCCTTCGACGCGGTACGGAATATCGTCGCAAGGTTCCCCAACGGACAGAACGCGAAGAAGATCACCTGGTAGTGCGAACTGAAAGCGGAAACCGAATACCGGCGCTGTACTGACAGGAGAGAGAACCACACGTTTTACAACGCAGTTCCACGGATGCGCGCGCAGCAGCTTATTACGTACGGTGGGATAAAGGTTTGAGCACAGGCGGGCGTGGTCGGTGTTTTCGTCGAAACTGTTAATCGGGTGAGCACCGAGCGCCAGCAGTGCGTTAGAGCATATAGAAATACTGTCAGCCATAGCCTTACCTCAGATGAAAAAAAGGCCGGGGGATATCCCCCGGCAAAGGCACCAGCTTTATGCTACGAAATCGATGGCGACGACTTTGTTTTCCGCTGCGCGGCCTGCGCCATAGGATGCATCGACGGAGATCTGAATGGTGTTGTTTTTATCGCGGCGCGGGCCGATATCGACGTTGTACTCTTCGCCAGTACCGAAATGCACAGCAGTTTTACACCAGGCAACCGCGGTTTTGGTCGTGACGCTTTCGGCGGTTGCTGAATCCAGTTTTTCATATGCCAGCCATTTAAAGCCCAGCCAGTTACCGGACACCGCACCTTCCTGCAGCATTTTCACCGCCATAAAGTCGGCGCTGGTCAGCGTGGTATCGCTGAGGATTTGAGTCAGCATGTCGGCGTTGTAGGTGATATACAGCTCTTCACCGTTCTGCTCGTCACACTCGTTACGACGGAACATGGCTTTTGCGGCGATCAGCTTCGCTTTGGTCATCCCGGTACCGCCGGCGACGATTTTCTGCGATGCGGGAAGCGCAACCGGAGCGTACGCGCCAGTGTTGGAGGTTTTACGCAGAACATCATCCAGCAGTGCACGATAGATAACGTCGTCTTTTTTGCGGTTGGATGCGGCCAGCGTCAGCTGCAAATACGGCCCCTGCGGGTCAGCCAGCAGTTTGCGCAGGTCGCGCTTTTCCACCGGCACGAATACGCCATAGTCAGCCATCAGCGCATTACGGGTGCCGGCATCAGGCAGATCCCAGACGGTATCACCGAAACGCTCGGTGATCTGGGTCATTTCGATGGTACCCATATCGTTGATGGTGAACGACGCACCGGTGATGTTGCCGCGGTCGTACACAGCACCTTGCAGGCGGGAATCCTTCTGCTGTGCGGCAATTTCGAAAGAATCATGGAACTGCTGGATAAACGCAGCGGTGATCATGTTCTTAGCGGTATCAAATGACATAACAATCACTCCAGAAAGTATCGCCTGCGGGGTATCGGTTTCCCGGCCCAAATCAGCACAATGCGGTTGGCGCTGGCGCATTGCGGGAAAATCAGGTATCCGGCGTCCCCGCCGGGCTGGTTGTGGAGTGATTGTTAGCGAGGTGCGCGGTCGGAATCCCGACCAAATAAAAAAGCCAGCGGATCAGGCTGGCTTCGATTGGCTTATCGTGACATGTCACGCTACGGTTTGATCGCCGTAACGCTTCTGGTAGTACGCTTTAACCTGCGCAGATACGCGTTCATGGTCGGCATGCTTCGGATTCATGTACGCTTCGGACTTCATCAGGTCGCGGATAGCCTGCTGCTCTGCCGGGTTGCTGTCGGCGCCTGCCGGTGCGTCCTCCTGCATTTCCGCACCGATTTTCGCCAGCATGCGGATCACCATCGGGTTATTGCCGATTTCATCGATGCGGCCGCGGTCGCCTTCATCGGTCAGGGAATTGAACGCACGGAAGGCCAGTCCGATGTTTTTGTTAAATTCGGCGTCAGTCTTCCAGACTTCACGCAGCTGCGTGGTAGCGGATTCAGCATCCAGTTCCGCCGCACCGTTAACCAGCGACGGGGCGATTTGTGCGTACTCGCTGATGATGAAACTCATCTGGTCGTTAGTGATGCCCTTGCCGTGTGCCGATTTCATAAACGACTGCATGCGCGGATCAGCTTTGAACTCTTCCCAGTTGAAGCCCTCAGCCTTTACCTCTGGGGCGTAGTCATCAGCAGTTTTTGGCGGCGTGCCGACGCTGCCAAGGCGCTTTTCAAGCGACGTGTGAGCATCCGCCAGTTTGCGGGCAGAGCCTTCAATGTCGAGTTTTCCACCTTCGCCCATAACGCGGTATTTTTCAGGTATCCAGTCATTCGCGCCCGGTTCGCCCGCGCCGGTGCTGAGTAGTGAATTACCAGCAGGATTACCAGCGCCCGGATTTTCAGCACCACTGCCATTGCCACCATCATTGCCCCCTGTGCTGCCTGCTGGCGCTTCGGCGCCCTGCTCGGCGTTCATGAATAAGTGTTTAATCTTCCACATCGTCGTTTACTCCATCTGCACGGTTGATTTGCATCAGAATGAAATCGAGCACGGCTCGTTGTCCGGCCCGGTAACAGGTTTCGCGGTCGCCCTCGGTCCCGCCGGGAACGTACGCAGCACGCCCAAAACGGCGCGTTAATTCATCCAGCACCTGCGGCCCGCCAGGCATTTCCTCGAAAATGCGTTTGTAGTCCACCGGTGATGCTTGTTTAGTAGCCATTAGCCCCCCGCTACTCGTTGGCCCAGCGCTACGCCCACCTGCTGCCCTGCTGTGGTTGCTGCTTCACTACCCGCCTGCATCATCAGTGCCTGCCCTGCTTGTTGCTGCTGGCGCTGCTGGCGCTGCTGGCGAAGTTGCTCGACGGCATCAGACGAGCGAATGACTTTCGCCGGTACGCCCAGCGCATCCGCTATCACGCGTGTTGCTTCGTCGGTGTCTACGAGGTCGGTCACATCGGGTGATACCTGCGCCAGATTCGCCACGTTCGCGCCAAGGCGTTCAATGGCGGTGACGTTCTCCAGCTGCTGCGCGCGGGCAAGAGGCGAGATATAGCGCACGTTGAAATTGGCGTTTTGCAGACTTTCCGGTGCTGGCGGGAATACACCGGCTCGATATGCCAGGCCGAAACAGCGCTCTACCAGCGGTTGCAGGTATTCAGCCTGGAAGCGGCCATAGACCGGGGCGAGCAGCTGGCGGATCAGCGCCACACGCACATGCACTTCGGTTGCGGTCATCGCCGGGCCGTCCTGCGGTTGCAGCTGATCGGCCATCATGATTTTGCGGATAGACGCCTGCAGGCGTTCTTCTGCGGTAAAGGCCACGTTGAAATCGGCGCCGGTGAGCAACGGTTTCATGCTGTCTACGCTGTTCGCCACGATGATGCGGCGCGGGCCCACCTTGACCGTGCGCGGGTTGAGCACGCCGTCATCTTCCGCAATCCACATCCCGGCGATCGCCAGATCCTGCGCGGCCTTCTCCATGCGCTTCGTTTCGTTCAGCTCTTTGCAGTCCGGCAGCGCGTCGTATACCGGGCCGATACCGTACGGCGTGCCGGGAATTTTCATCCAGCGCGGTACGCAGCAGGGGAATTCGTGATAGCCAGATTCACGCACAATGAGCTTGCCGCTCACTTCCACGTTGTACGACGCAAAGCGCAGGTTTTTAGCCAGGCGCGCATTCACCACGTAGTTTTCCCGCGGGAAAATGCAGTGAAGGAAGTCGAATTTGTCATCCGGCTTTTTGGCGGCCGCATCGCGAATTTTTTTGCTGACCTTATCCGCACCGAATTCTTTAATCGCCTGCTCCGCGGTGAGTTGGTAACGGCGATAAATCGTGTCCACAATGCCATCGCGGCGGGTGGATGTGACGTAGCACTGCGCCAGCGGCCATTGCTGGAACGAGAATCCGCCCTCTTCGCGGTCTTCGTCGATGTACAGCGCAAACCAGCCAGCGCATACCACATCGAGATTCGCCTCGTAGCCTTCGGCGTCGAAGTTGGCGGCGTGGATGTTTTCCCATACCAGCGTTGCGCAGGTGGACAACCACGCGGCGGCATCATCCGGCAGCGATTCGCTGTCGAGGTTCAGCCACTGCGCGTTTGCCGGGGTCATGCCGGACATGAGAGCAGACGCCAGCATGCGGGCGCTGTCGGTGGCCGTGCCGTCAAGCAGCCGTGCCACCTTTGATTTTGCGCTCTGTGCGTCCAGCACCTCATCGGATAGCCCCGCGCCGCGCAGCGGATAGGTGTAGTCGTAGCATTCCCGCCAGACACTTTCGTGCACCTGTCGGTTGGCTTTCAGCGTATCGGCACGCTTAACCAGCTTTACGGCGAGTTCATCCATCGATTATGCCCCTAAGGTGTTTTTTGCTGCCTGAGCGCCGGAGGAAAGCAGGGATGAACCTGTATCCGTTGCGCCTTCGGCACCGCTCGCCAGTAACGAGGAACCTTTCTTGCGCTTCTTACGCGCTGCGGCATCGGCGTTCGCGGCCTTCGCTGCTGCGTCTGCTGCTGCGTCTGCTTCAGCCTGTGGATCCTGCTGTACAACTTTCGGTGAGCTACCGCACATAACGAGTCCCCTTAGCCCGGCACATGCCAGCCGTGTTCGGTTAATACAGGTGCGCCGCGTACCGGCTGCGGCTTGCCCTCTTCGTTCGTCACCATTGCGCTCGTACCGCCGGTGGTGGCCTCAGTGGCTTTACGTACGAGGGTGAGAAACTCGAGGTTGTCGGTAAGGTTCTGGTCGGTCAGATCGGTAAAGCCCAGCTCTTCGAAGCGCGCTACGATGGTGGCGCCCTGCGCATTGAGCGTGGCAAGAATGGTGTTGCGCTCGGCCAGCGCCGTAGCGCCCAGCAGCGTCGCAACGTTCTGCTGCACCGTTGGTTCGGTAGTTTCAGCGTTCAGCGCTGCGCCTGCAGCATCCTGCAGTTGCGTTGTCTCCTGCCCCGGGGTTTCTACGGTTTTCTTAACTCGTGCCATTGTGGTGGCTCCTGTGAATCATGGAGCCTGTAGTGTGCGCACGTGCGATGGTCAGGATCCTGACCAAATAGAAAACTTGTTAAAAAACGGCATGATTTAACATAATGACCGTTACCCGCACCACGCGATCGGCACTCGTTACTTATTTAGCGTGAAGGGGTTATTTGTTGCGGTTTGCTGGCGGGAAAGTGTGAAAATGGGCTGCATAAAGCGTGCATAAAACAGGGCGGTTTTTGCATAGCGTTTTTAACCGATGAGCACCCTGTTTTTGCGGGTTTTGGGGTTATCGCTTCCAGTACACAAATTTAGTGCTACCGTCCGGGTTGACGCCGTGAGGTGTTTTTACATACACCTCGAAGCGTACGGGCCTTTCCGACGTCCCCGCCCGAAGCTCCTCATACCCCTGCGCCACCGTTGTCTTTCGCGGCAAGTTTAGCTGCGAGTCAGTGCTACCGTAGCGGTCTACGGGCAGATCAATTAACTCGCCATCGTAAGAGCCGCCCATCAGTTTAAATTCCATGTCATTCCCCTCTCAAATACGCTTTGTGCGCCAGGCGTAAACGAATCGCCGTGATGTGACCTGCGCCGGCAGTTCGGAGCGCGGGCGTTGTGTCACGAAGCACCAGAAATCGATCAGCGCTTCGCCCGTGTGATGGTTCGGTGCTGCGCCCTGCTTCCAGCCGATGATAGCAGACTTCGATACATCCAGCTCTCGGGCAATCTCCTGCAGCGGGATCCCCGTGCGGGTTATGTCGCTGATGACGCGAAACCAGTCTGTTTTAAACGTGGCGACGACTGGCATAAGTCACCTCACCAAACGCGCGTGCGCGCGAGCATAGAGAGCGGTTTTTATGAGAATCCGGCTCCGCTGAATCGCCGTTGTGGAAAGCATCAGGTGATTTCATATCGCTACCTGCAATAAATTACATGTTCTAAAGTGGAACCACCGCCCCCACCTGGAACCACCTTTTTCTAACCTTTCCCCAAACCGACTTATATATATATATGGGGTTTTTAGTAATAAGGTGGTTCCAGTGGTTCCAGTGGTTCCGATTCGCGCACCGCAAGGGTTACAAGGCGGAACCACCTTCGCTATTTGGTGGTTCCAGGTGGTTCCGCTGGCGCCCACACCTTGCTTTTTTTACCGTCAACGCGACGCTGAACGCGCTTATAGCCGCAATTTTGCAAAACATTGCTAATTCGCATTTCTTCGCGTTTTCCGATGTGGCGCGGGTCCAGGCCGATTGCGTCCTGCAACACGTCACTAGCGCGTAAAAATTCGCAGGTTCGCGGAATGACGTTGGTCATCAGATCGGGCGTGTCGAGCCATTTCTCGACCGTCTCGAGCCACGCGTCCTTAATCGTGTACTGCTCGTGGACACTTGCGCCGAGGCGTTCAGCGTCGCGGAACTGGATACCGCCGAGGTGCTTAAACGTCTCGCGAGCTTCCGCCCACAGCAGCAGCAGGTCGCGCTTAATGGCCTGCACATCGACGCTTGAGACCTCGACGGGCAACCACCGGCGGTTACCGGTTTTATCCGCGAGGAACTCGTCTTCGTTGGTGGTGCCGATGAACACCAGGCGACGCGGGAACTGTGTAGCGAACTCCCGGTATTTGGGGATCCAGTTCTCGTGCGTACGCGTCACGAAAGCCTTGATGGATTCCAGCTCTTTGGTGTTGAGGCCGCGCAGCTCGCCAATCTCCGCCACCAGGCGCCCGCGCATCTTGCGCGCGAGGTCGTCATCTTTCTCAGCGAAGGATATCTCTGTGAAGAAGGCAGGATCCGGGCTGAGCGCTTCAACACCGGAGGATTTGCCGCAGCCCTGCCGGCCGACGAGGATAGGCACCATATCCGCTTTGATGCCGGGTTCGAGCACCCTGCCCGCCAGCGCCGTCCACATATACAGGGACACCGCGCGGGTGTATGCCGTGTCGGCGGTGCCGAAGTGGGTATGATAGAAATGCTCGATGCGCGGTACGCCGTCCCACTCCAGCCCGTTGAGCCAGGTGGTGGCCGAATCGAAAGGCTGTTCGTCAGCGGCCAGCAGCACTACGTCGCGTATGAGCTCGCGGCCCACTGCTTTAAAGCCGCGCTTTTCCATCGTGATGCGCAGGCGCGCGTAATCCGGATCGGTGAACGCCTGCCACTGTCCGGAGCCTTCAGAGGCAAACATGATTTCGTCGCGGAACTGGTCAAAGCGGATATCGATACCGACGAAATCAGGACGCACAACCGCTTTGGCCGCGTTGCTGATAGTGGCCTCGATACGTCCCCATTTGTCCCGCTCGAACGCCGGCAGCGGAGCTGGCTCGGCCACTTCGGTGCTGGTCAGGTCTTCGAAATCGTCGTTGCGGATGCCGATAGCATTCAGGTAATCGCCGTCGTTGCGGTGTGCGCAGCTGGCGTGCAGGCATTTGAAGTGGCCGAGGTCGAAGCCAGCGGTACCCGCCGGAAAATAAACCGTACTGGTCGGGTCGCCGCCGGTGCTGTGGCCGTCCTCGAACGGACAACGGATGTAACGCTCGCCGTTGGTACCGTCCAGCAGTGTCCAGCCGTTAGCGTCCAGCCAGTCGGCCGTTTCGTCTGTGGCGCCAGGCGTGAATGTTGAGCGGTCGCGCATCTTACTGCTACCCGCTTCGGTGGTGACCGATACGGGTAGCGCGTCGGCGAGCTGCTGCCAGAGTGTTTCGAGCTGGTCAGCCGTCACCACCGGCGGATCATCCGGCAGCGCGTTATCCCACTCGATGCGGGCGCCGCTGCTGTGCGTACCGCAGGCAACGAACTGCTGCCCGTTCGCCAGCAGCTCGATAATGCCGAGTTCGCCCTCGAGACGGTGAATGCGTTTGCGGAAATCACCTTCCACGCCCAGCAGGTACAGGCATTTCTGGCTGTTTGCACGCCAGCGCCGCGGCGGAAGTTCGCCCAGCTGCTGCACGAGCAGGTCGCGGATCTTTTGCTGCACGTCGGCGTCTTCGCTGTCGCAGTCCAGCGCCAGCCAGCCGTGGCCCGTGCGAACGCAAATCCCGTAATCAGGCTCTTTCGACCAGCGGGCAAAGTCGTGCTCAGTAACGACGTGCTCAGTCCATTGTGCAATACCGGTGACCAGACGGTCACGGTTATAGCGGCTCGGCGTCTTGCCAAGCGCTTTAAGCTTACTGTCGGGGGAAATGGCGGCGTCCGGGTTGCACACGACCGGCAGCAGCTGGTCGATACGGCCCAGCACCAGATCGAAATGAAACCACTCGTCAGGCGTCGCCCCCCAGTTCTTAATCTCTGGCATGAGTTACGCCTTATTTCTGTCGGGGTTCGCTTCAGATAACAATTGCCCTTCACTGAAAGCACCACTCGAAGCCGCCGCCAGCTTACGGGCGTAGGTCGTCTTCCCGGTAAAATCCGTTCGGGGAAGGCAACCGCGCTTAACCCATTTATGCACTGCAACTGGTGAGACCCCACAAATTTTAGCCGCTGCTGTCTGACCCCCAACGGAATCAACAACTTGCCTAACAATATTCATTGCCTTAACCTCATCGGTTTTTAACTTTCGGTTAAATATAAAACATAACTGAATGTGCAGTCAATTAAGTGGAGAATTAACGAATGGTTAAAAGAGACAAAACAAAAGAAGCGTTTTCAGCGAGACTTAGCACTGCGTGTTCCTACGCCGGTGTAACTGGTCGTGGGATTGGCTCGGAGATTGTCAGGGCGTTAAAGGCTCGTGGGATAACCGTTTCAACAACCGCAGTATGGAAATGGCTAAACAGCGGTGGCATGCCTGACGCGGAGAAAATGCTTGCGTTGAGTCAATGGCTGGGTGTGCGGGCTGAATGGCTGGAATACGGTGTAGGGGAAATGGTTAGCGGGCTCCCTGAAACATCCTCAGGGGATAAACCAGCGACCAAAGAAAAGGTACTGCAAGAAATGCTGTCCCCGCGACAGCTAGCGTTACTGCAGCTATTCGATTCTTTGCCTGAAAACGAGCAAAGCCAAATGGTTGAATCCCTTGAAGAGAAAAAACGGTATTACGACCAGTTATTTAAGGAACTTGCTCGATCAAGAAACAAAAAACTAGGCTAATAAAAAGGTACCGTATGGGCTTCTTTACTACCGCAGTTAATAAATGGGCTACAAAGTCACAGCTAAAAGAAATAACTGGTTTTGTTAATAACTTAAAAGTGATGGACGCCTCGGAGCTAGGCATGGTTATGGCGGTTGCAACACACATCCGTCACGGACTACAAGCCCGAGGGGATGACGTCCTCGATCCGGTAATCTGCTTTTCACTAAACCCAGGCATAACTTATTCTCTAAGCAGCACGGTTGTTGATCTACAAAAAAGTAATCAGTACAGCGACGCCGCGGGTTTTATGGTGTGGGTTCATACGTTACGTTCAGCAAATAGCCTTGAGTTGAGGCAGCAAGGCCGTGATATGTGGAATGAACTGTCACGCGGGTTTGACCACGTACCTGATGCCGCGCATCAAATCCTTATTCTTACAGGCAAAGCGGTAATGTACGACGGATACTACGAATACCCAAAGGGCCTTACGCCTACGCCGCTCTAGCAGACGTCCACGAAGGGTAAAGAAAGCCAACTAAAACACCTTATTTTTCAATGAGGTGTTTTTTATTGTCTTTATTTTTAACTTTTGGTTATTGACGTATTTTATCTTTGAGTTAAAAATAACTTCAGTTTCGAATACCGCTCTTTAACAAACTGAACCGCGTGACAGGTAAGCCGCAGTGCTCCTGGCAAAACGAAATAGCACCCGATGGGATCGAGGTAAGCGCCGAGTCCGTATGCGTACGGTAAGCGTAGAGGACGAACACCGCGGCGAGCTGACAAGTCACGCAAGTTGAAACGCCCCGATGATGGGGCGTGCAGTGAGCTTATATAGCGTCGTTTCGGCGCTTCATTAAGCCCATTGCATTGCTGTGTGTAGTCTTTGCCCGCTTCCCTGGCGGGCTCTTTTTTCCTGTCTGAAAGCGCATCCGCAAAGGTGCCATGCCCCGCCCGCTGGCACCGGGTGCGCTCCCATACACGAAAAGGAGCACTACCGATGAAACCTGAACACCTCCACCGACTAACGGGGCGCGATGTGCTCCGCTGGCGCCGTAAACCTCAAATCGACTTTAACACCGGGCTGGCCATCTTTGTTGGCCTGAGCCTGACCGTAACTTTACTCCTTCTTATCGCGAGGGTCGCTTAATGCAAATAACAACGTATAAGGGCTTTAAACAAGACCTTACCTGCCGTGCCTTCCAGTTTGAGCTGGGTAAGACCTTCGAGCATAAGGGCAAAGTTGAGGCCTGCTCTTCGGGCTTCCATTCCTGCGAATACCCGCTGGATTGCTTCAGCTATTACCCGCCAGCAGAAAGCCGTTACGCCGAAGCAGTGGCAGACGGCCATATCAGCAAAGAAGATGGCGGCGACAGCAAAATCGCCAGCGCCACTATTACCATCAAAGCCGAAATATCTGTGCATCAGCTGGTCACCCGAGCTATCGAGTGGATCTGGAACCGCGTTGATAAATCCTTAGAGCAGACGAAAACCGGCGACTACTCCGCCGCGAGCAACACCGGCAACCGCTCCGCCGCGAGCAACACCGGCGACTACTCCGCCGCGAGCAACACCGGCAACCGCTCCGCCGCGGAGGTGAGCGGATCCCACTCAGTAGCTGCGGCGTTCGGCATAGAGAGTAAAGCCCGTGCATCACTTAACAGTGCCATCGTCCTCTGCTACCGCAACGATGAAGGCGAACTCATCCATATTCGCGCCAGCAAAGTCGGCGAGAACGACATTAAGCCAGATACCTGGTACACCCTGAACGCAGACGGCCAGTTTGTAGAAATTGAGGAATAAAACATGAGCTTAGAATCCAATCTCGAACTGAACAACCAGCTACTGACCAAGCAAAATGCACTGCTTGAGCGCCTGTGCATTGCGCTGGCCTCTGGCGTGGCGCTTAAAGCCGACACCGTGGCGCAGGTTCAGGAGTACCGCGAAACGATCACCGAATCGAAAACCGCGCTGACGCTCGACGATCTGCAGTTCAGCGACGTTATCGCGCTGGCGGCGTTCTACCCGGTACCGAAGCAAATCACCGAAGAAATGCTGCAGCGCGCCGTCGCGTACCGCGACGCAACCGGTGAAGCACGCGTGGTGCAGATTGATGCGCTGGACAGTGCCCTGCAGGGTGTGAAGCGCGCTAAAGAGCTGCTGAAACCCGCGCTGCTCGACCTGTCCCGCAACATTCTTAAGTACTGGGACGACCTTCCAACCATCGGCGAGCGCCGCAGCTTTGCCGAACGCCTTCTCGACGCCGCACCAACCGAGCGTGACCTGGTGAAGCCGAAGAAAGCCAGCGGCAAAGGCAATCAGGATCGTAAAGGCCCGTTCTTCGTCCAGCATAGCGACGGAAAAATTGGCGAACTGAGCACCGAAAGCGAGCTAAAAGCGCATCTCGATACAGGGTACAAAGAGATCAATAAGGTCGAGTATCTCCAGCTGCAGGAAGCCGCCGCGGAAAACAAAACCCAGACGGAAGACAGCACACCAGACTTTGACGCACTGCGTAAACAGGCCGAAGAGTGCATTAAAACGCTGTGCAAAGGCGGTTATCGTGCTGAGGCCGTCGGCATCCTGGACAGCTTCGGCGCGAAAAAGCTGGGCGAAGTGGAAGACAAAGACCTCGCTGATCTGATCGCCAAAGCCGAAAAAGCTCTGGAGGGCTGAGTATGGAACCGGGGATTTACTTCGATATCAGCAACGAAGACTACCACGCCGGCGACGGCGTGAGTAAGTCACAGCTCGATATGCTGGCAAAGTCTCCCGCGCTTTTACAGTGGGTAAAAGCCGCACCGGAAGACGAAGAGAAAAAGTCAGCGCTTGATATGGGAACCGCTCTGCACTGTTTGCTACTGGAGCCCGAAGAATTCAGTAAGCGATTCATCATCGCGCCAGCTTTCAATCGCCGAACGAACCAGGGCAAAGCGGATGAAGAGGCTTTTTTAAAAGAAGTAGCCGACAGTGGTGCAACGGTAATGACCGCCGAAGAAGGGAGAAAGCTTCAACTTATGCGAGAAAGTGCAATGGCCCATCCGGTAGCACGCTGGCTACTGGAGTCACACGGGCATTGTGAGGTTTCGATGTACTGGAACGACACCGAAACGGGCGAACTCTGCCGGATCCGTCCTGACAAGTGGTTGCCAGACCATCGAATTATCATCGACGTGAAGAAAGTCGCCGATATGGATCGTTTCGCAAGGCACGTTGACGAATTCCGTTACCACGTGCAGGACGCGATGTATCGCGAAGGGGCGCTAAACGCAACGGGTGAACAACATAGTTTTGTCTTCCTCGCAGTGAGCGAAAGCATCGACTGCGGGCGCTATCCGGTAAGGGTATTCGAACTGGATCCGCACGATGCAGCCGCCGGTAGCGCGTTATTCAGGCGTGACCTGAACACCTACCATCATTGCCGCCAGTCAGATGAATGGAACGGCATAGAAACACTAAAACGTCCGGACTGGGCGCGAAAGCAGGACAAAGAACTCATGAATGACGAAGGCCAGAATACCCAAAGCCGTGTACTCGATGACTTCGAAGTAATTTCTACACCTCTCGAACTCCCGATTTGCGATCTACTGGAACGCGTCCCATTGTTAACCCCCGAGCAGTTAGCGGAGGTATACAGCCAGGTAGAGCGCATCGAAACCTTTTGCACGGCCATCCGCGAAAAGGTAGCCAGTGATCTGGCCGCCGGTCTCATGGTGCCGGGTTATAAACTGGTCACAGCACCAGAAGGCGCCCCGAAATGGTGTGATCAAGACGCTGCGGAAGAGCTGCTGAAGTCTTTCAGACTGAAGCAAGACCAGATGTACAACCAGACGGTTATTAGCCCTTCACAAGCGGAGGCGCTATTGAAAGAAGACAGCCCGCGCCGCTGGACGAAAGTCGAAGCGCTGATAACCCGCTCTGATGGTAAGCCCACCATCGCGCCAGAAACCGACCCGCGCCCCGCGCTCAACGTTAACCCTGTAAACGATTTCGAGGACGTTTCTGATGAAACGTTCGCTGACGACCTCATTTGATTTAAGGAACAACACCATGAAATTGAAACTCAATAACGTACGTCTGGCCTTCCCTGCTCTGTTCGAAGCGAAAACCGTGAGCGGCGAAGGCGATCCGCGCTTCTCGGCGGTCTTCCTGATGGGCCCGAAACACCCGCAACTCGAAGAAGTTCGCAAAACGCTTAAACAGGTGGCGAAAGAGAAATGGGGCGAGAAGTGGGAAGCCATCTACAGCCAGCTGGAGAAAAAGCTCAACCTATGCCTGCACGACGGCGACGAGAAAGCCGAGTATGAGGGCTTTCCTGGTAATTTCTTCCTGAACGCGGCGAACAAAGCCCGCCCTACCGTTATCGACCGCGACCGTACCGCGCTAATTCAGGCCGATGGCCGCCCGTATGCCGGCTGCTACGTCAACGCCGTAGTGGATATCTGGGCGCAGGATAACAACTTTGGTAAGCGCATCAACGCATCGCTAAGTGGCATCCAGTTCCTGCGCGACGGTGACGCGTTCGCTGGCGGCGGGGTGGCCACCCCGGACGACTTCGACGATATCAGCGAAGGCACCGACGCTGGCGAGCTGATTTAACACTCCATCTGAAATAATCCCCTCTCTCACCCGGCCACGCGCCGGGTGTTTTGCAAAGAGTATCCCTTTTCGCAAAGCACCCGCGAGGAATATCTATGCCTGAAACCATTCTCTGGGGCGACCTGGAAACCTATTGCGAAATCCCCATCACCAACGGAACCCACGCTTACGCGGAGGGCGTCGAGGTGATGCTGTTCGCCTGGGCGATCGGTGACGAGCCGGTTAGCGTCTGGGATCTGACTGCTGGCGAACCAATTCCCAGCAGGCTACGCAAGGCGATTGCCGACCCCGATACCCTTCTTTATTTCCACAATTCGCACTTTGACCGCACGGTGCTGCGCCATGCAATGCCAGAATTAGCACCACCAGTTGAGCGCTGGCGCGACACAATGGTGCAGGCACTGGCGCACAGCCTCCCCGGCGCGCTGGGGGCGCTCTGTGAAGTACTGGGCGTTCCGCAGGACAAGGCGAAGGATAAAGAAGGCAAATCGCTGATACAGCTGTTTTGCAAGCCCCGACCAAAGAACAGCAAGCTGCGCCGCGCTACCAGCAAAACGCACCCGGTAGAGTGGCAGCGGTTCGTTGCCTACGCCGGGCTGGATATCGAGGCAATGCGCGAAGTGTACCGCCGGTTGCCGAAGTGGAACTATCAGGGCGCCGAGCTGGCACTCTGGCACCGCGACCAGCAGATCAACGACCGCGGCGTATGCATGGATGTGCAGCTCGCGCAGGCCGCTATCGAAGCCGTAGACCAGGAACAGAAGCGACTGGCAAAGCGTACGCAGGTGATGACTGACGGCGAAGTGCAGGCAGCCACACAGCGCGACGCGATGATTAAGCACATTGTCGAATCGTACGGCGTCGAGCTGCCGGATATGCAGCGCAGCACGCTGGAACGCCGTATTGCCGACCCCGATCTGCCTTCGCCGGTGAAAGAGCTGCTGGCTATCCGCCTGCAGGCCAGTACCACGAGCACCAGTAAGTACAAATCGCTGATGAAGGGTATCAGCAGCGATGGGCGTCTGCGCGGTACGCTGCAATTCTGCGGCGCATCCCGAACCGGACGCTGGGCCGGGCGGTTGTTCCAGCCCCAGAACCTGCCCCGCCCGACGCTCGAGCAGGAACGCATCGACGAGGGCATCGAGGCACTTAAATCCGGTTGCGCCGATCTGCTGTTCGATAACGTCATGGAGCTGACCAGCTCGGCACTGCGCGGTTGCATTATGGCGCCAGCGGGTAAAAAGCTGGTTGTATCTGACCTGTCGAACATCGAAGGCCGAAAGCTGGCCTGGCTTGCCGGTGAGCAGTGGAAGCTGGCAGCTTTTCGGCAGTATGACGAAGGTACCGGCCCCGACCTCTACAAACTGGCCTACGCCCGCGCCTTCAACATCTCGCACGAAGACGTGACCAAATACCAGCGCCAGATCGGCAAGGTAATGGAGCTGGGCCTCGGCTTTGGCGGGGGCGTCGCGGCGTTCCTGACCTTCGCTCTGGTCTACGGCCTCGACCTTGAGGAGCTGGCTACGGCAGCGATGCCGAATATCCCGCGCGATGTGCAGCGCGAGGCTAAGAGCTGGTATGACGAATCGGTTAAACGCAAAGCGACCTACGGGCTATCGGAGCGCGTATTCATTGCCTGCGACTCGCTTAAGCGTCTGTGGCGCCGTGCACATCCTGAAACCTGCGATTTCTGGTACCAGCTCGAGCGCACCGTCCGTTCCGCTATCGCCACGCCGGCTAAAACGCTGTACTGCGGTTACCTGAAAGTGCGCCGCGATGGCGCCTGGCTGCGTATCCAGTTGCCGTCCGGACGGGCGCTCTGCTACCCGTCGCCGTCGATTGAGAAAGGAAATATCACCTACATGGGGATTAACTCCTACTCGCGAAAATGGCAACGGCTCAAAACCTACGGCGGAAAGCTGGTTGAAAACGTCACACAGGCCGCCGCCCGCGACGTTCTGGCCGGGAACATGCCGCTAATTGAGGACGCCGGGTACAGCATTGTGCTCACCGTGCACGATGAAGTTATTTGCGAAGCGCCGGACACCGACGACTACACCGACGCTGCGCTCTCTTCTCTGCTCTCCGCTAACCCCGAATGGGCGCCCGATATCCCGCTGAACGCTGGCGGCTTTGAGGCTTATCACTACCGTAAGGATTAATCGTTATGGCATTCAAATACAGAGACAGTCCGCTGTATTACCGGTCTGCGCGCGAAGCCGTGCAGCTGGAGCAAGCAGGCGAGTTTGACCGCGCGGCGAAGGTCTGGGCGAAAGCCAACCGCGAATCGCGCAACGAACTTAATCAGGAATGGAGCGAACGGCGGAATGATTTCTGCCTGATGCAGAACATGCGCGAACGGCGCAAGGCGGTGGACGATGAGCTATCGAGGTAAGGTCTTTTTGATACTGCTGGTAACTCTGGCATGTTTCTGGGCGCTGTTGGCGTGGGCCGTTGCGGAGGTGTTTTGATGCGTGATGTAACTACTGAAACCGTGCGCGAGCGCATGAACGAATTAGGGCAACGCATAACCACTGGCAGAATCTCCCTACGGGAAGAATTCGAGCTGGCGTGTCTGCGGGAGCTGCTGGCGTTAATGAAGCCTCGCTCTGCGCCGGTGGTTGCTGCCCACATTGTGGAGTCCGTGGCGGATGTTCTCCAGATGCTAGATGAATATCCGGAAGATTTAGTACCAGTTAACCGAAAGTCGGCGTTAATCAGAGAGCTGCGCAGCGCTGTTCTCGAAGCCGCTAGTATCGAGCGAGGGAAGCAATGATGACTATTGATATTTCGCGCGCGTTCGTTCCGCTAGTCGGATTCAGGTACTACACGCACAGTGAATATGTAGCGTCCATCTATGGGGACAGGGGGAAGTTCCAGATATACGCATACAGTTTTTTAATCACCATAGACATGCCCTGGAGACATGTTACTAAAACGTCAACTGATGCTGCCGCTTATTTCTCCCCCTGGCGTAAAAAGTTCACCTTCAGAAGGTGGGGGTCTGACCAATGACCTACGAACGCGAAAGCATTATCGAAAAGCACCTCGCCGCTGCGGTGAAAGCCGCCGGCGGGATTGCCTATAAATTCGTATCACCCGGGCGCCGTTCGGTTCCCGATCGCATAGTGCTGCTGCCCGGTGGCCGTATCGTTTTTGTGGAGTGCAAAGCACCCGGCAAAGCCCCACGCGCCGACCAGCTGCGCGAGCATGAACGGCTGCGCGCGCTGGGTTTTAACGTGGTGGTGCTGGATAGCAAAGATCTGGAGGGAATATTACCTTTATCGGCTTAATTGAGGGTTTCGAAAATTATCCGCAATTCTCAATGCGTCGGCTCGCCCACCAGGCAACATGCCTGCTTTACCGAGAATATAAGTCGGGAATTTAGTAGGTAGGTACTCATGCCTAAACCACCTACGGAACTCAGGTAATGATTCATTCGGGTACGCATTTATCATTTGAGGGTTGGATGCAGACTGGTTGAAATCATCAGGATAATGATGCGCGCATCTTACACGTTCCCCAAAATTCCCGGACAGCCCTTTTGACGTCCAGTGTCTTCCCCAGCAAGAACCAACGCTGATATCTGGAACCGTATACATGTTTACAGCGAGCCCTGCGGTGATCAAATCAACCATCAAACCAGCAATTTCATTGAAGACGATAAAATAACCATCCGGGACAGTACCAGTACTTTGAATAATAGAAACTCGGTCATGGTAGTGACGCCACGGGTCTTCCGGTTGGTATCGTAAAGCGCCATAGATATAGTCACGGAGACCGACTCTGGCTAATTCACGATAATATTGCTGTGCGGTTGCATTTGATGCCGCTTGGGATTCAAATGCATAAAACTCCAGCAGTGCCATGCAGACAATATCTGGAAACGCATAGTGGACGGACCCATTACGCATAATTGATATAAACAAGACCGGGTCGCGATAACCTGCTTGCTGCAGATAGGTGCTAATAAATTCCATTCGCCCACGGGTGAATACGCCACTTGCAAAACATTGCGCGTATTCAGTTGCTATATCAGCGATATTTGTTCGATTTACACCGCAAATTCTCGCCAAGCCGTTCTGAGTAAGGTACGGAATACCATTCTCCAAAACCCCCATTTCAATATCATTGAAAACCCCTTCCTGCTTGACGCCAAGGTCTAAGACTGCAGGGGGTGTGGGTTGAGGCTGATTCTGTGTAGTCATCTTATTGATTTCCTTATTTTTATACCCTGAGGGCTACTTTTTAAGTAGTAATCTTAACCCCCCTGTTTATACTCCAACTTGCAATTTTTTGCGAGGTACTAACTTTGAGTACAATTTTCACCCCCCGCCCCTACCAAGATCTAATTATCAACCACGAAATTGATATCGAGCGCTGCAACATCTGGGCGGGTATGGGCATGGGTAAAACTGTGGCGACGCTGACTGCACTGGAAGACCTCTTCATGTGCGGCGCAGAAACACAGCCGGCGCTGGTACTGGCGCCGCTGCGCGTGGCGGCCAGCACATGGCCTGATGAGGCTATAAAGTGGGGCCACCTGCGCAACATCGAAGTGCAGCCGATTGTCGGTACCGCCAAAGCGCGCGCTGCGGCGCTGGCAAACAGCAACGCCAGCGTGTTCACCATCAACTACGACAATCTGGCCTGGCTGGTTGAAGAGCTCGGCGGCCGCTGGCCCTTCGGTACCGTCATCCCGGACGAAAGCACCCGGCTTAAATCATTCCGGCTGCGTGGCGGGGGTAAGCGCGCTGCGGCGCTCGGCAAAGTGGCGCATAGGCACGTCCGCCGCTGGATGAACCTCACCGGCACGCCAGCACCGAACGGCCTGGTGGATTTGTGGGGGCAAGCGTGGTTTGTCGACCAGGGGCAACGCCTCGGGCGCACGTATGGCGCATTTACCTCCCGCTGGTTTAACTCGATACAATTTCCCGGTCAGAGCTGGACAAAGCTGGAGCCGTTCGCTCACTCGCAGGACGAAATACAGCGCGCGCTGGCCGATGTAACTATCTCGCTGGATGCCGCCGACTGGTTCGATATCAAAGAGCCCATCCATAACGTGATCCGCGTGGACATGCCACCAAAGGCGCGCCAGCAGTATCGCGAGATGGAAAAAGAAATGTTCCTCGAGCTGAACGGCGAAGGCATCGAAGCGCCGAACGCTGCGGCCAAAACCGTTAAGTGTCTGCAAATCGCCAGCGGCGCGGTGTACACCGACGACGCCGGGAGCTGGGCGGAACTGCACGACGCCAAGCTGCAGGCGCTGGACAGCATTCTCACGGAGGCCGCGGGCGCGCCGGTACTGGTCGCCTATCACTGGAAGCACGACCTCGAGCGGCTGCTCAAAGCGTTTCCGCGCGGCCGGCACCTCGACCAGGATCCGCAGACGCTGCGCGACTGGAACACCGGCAAAATACCGGTCTTGTTCGCCCACCCTGCCAGCGCCGGCCACGGCCTGAATATGCAGGACGGCGGCAACATACTGGTGTTTTTATCGCACTGGTGGGATCTGGAGCAGTACCAGCAAATTATCGAACGTATCGGGCCAACCCGGCAGATTCAGGCTGGACACAACCGCCCGGTATTCATACACCACATTATCGCCGCCGGCACTATGGATGAAATGGTGATGGAACGGCGCAACTCAAAACGTACAGTGCAGGATATCCTGCTCGATGCCATGAAAAAAAGAGGCCAGTAGGCCGTAGGAGGTGGTTAGTGGCCAGCATTGAAATGATAACCGAGAAAGAAGTGATGCAGATGATGCGCATTTCATCGCGTATGACCATATGGAAATATACCGAGCGTTATAATTTCCCAAAACCGATACGCACCCACCCCAAACAATACCTGCTGTCTGAGGTGGAAGCATGGATCTTAAACGGCGGTATCAACCCGAAATCTTCTTGATATGCCAGAATATCTTTTCTGCATACAACTCATAGGCGTCTTTCTGTTCTGCTATCCAGTCGTGCTTATTGTACACGGTCAGGACGCCACCAAGCTCATGCCCCAGCATCTTCTCAATAACATGCGGGGCAACACCCTCTTCAGAAAGGCGAGTTGCCAGCGTGCGACGAAAGTCATGTGCGGTAAATTCGCCAATCCCCAGTGAAATCTCGATTCTTTTAAGGAAGCGATTAGCACCGGCGATAGACATAGGCTTAGTCAGATCAGGCCCCGGAAAGAGAATATTTCCGTAGGTCATTTCTGCCTTTTTCAGCAAAGTATCCGCCGCGTCAAAAATCGGTCGCCTGACAACTTTTTTGGTCTTACTCCTTTCGGCTGGAAGCAGCCAGATCCCCTCTTCCCTGTTAAACTCACCCTTTACTGAATCCCGTATCTCGCTATTTCTTGCGCCGTAAAGCATTAATAACTGATGTAACAGCCGGTTCGAGGTTGAACCACGGCTGCGCTCAATAGCCAGCCAGATTTTTGCAAGCTGATTGTAGCTCAGCGTCACCTCACCGACTGAGGGCTTAACCCCGATATCCTTAGGCTGCAGGAGCATCAGTTCAGGCGCGCTGACAAACTGCCTACGAACGCACCACCCTATCGCCGTTCGTAGCTGAATCAGCAGCTGCCTGGCGCGGCGTGGGTTAATACGCTCCTCTTCAGTGAACCGCTCTACCCACAGCCGCACGGGGATATCTTCGACAGGCACCCCCGGAAAAGCGTCGCTCATATGTTTAATGACAGTCGATTTATAGAGCGCCTGCGTTTTTTCCCTTAACGAGATATCAACGTAGCTTTCCTTCCAGTAGTCCAGGCACTCTTTTACCGTGGGCTTATTTTGGGCGCGAAGCCCACCGGCCATAATCCGGGGGTCAATCCCTTTATCAACTGCCTCGCGCAAATCGGCAACTTTGTTGCGAGCGTCTCTTAACGTTAAGGATGGGTAACGCCCAAGCCCCAGACGATGCTGTTTGCCGTCCCAACGAAAACGGAACTGAAAGCTGATTACCCCTTTAGGCGTTATGCGGATCCCAAGCCCGTCTGAATCAGTGATTTCAGCCGGGCCCGAATATGGTTTACCATAGAGAGAACGCAGTTTTGTGTCGCTAATTGCCATTCTGTATTTTGTACTCAGCTAAATGATGATTTATGTACTTATCCTGTACTCAATATCGCATGTACTGGCGTAATCGACAATGTTTAGCGGTGTACAAAAGTTATCAACAAACGGCAAAGAAGACGTTAAAACAAACTAAAATCAAATACATATAACATCGAGCACATACATCAGGTGACAGTAAAAAACGAAAGCATACAGAGCACGTTCCTCTTCCACGATTATGAAACCTTCGGCACCAGCCCTTCCCTCGACCGGCCGGCGCAGTTCGCCGCCATCCGCACCGACGCGGAGCTGAATGTGCTCGGCGAG